CTCTTTTACAGACAATATTTTAGGTACGTTTTTTAGTTACCAGAAATTGAGGAGGAAAATAATGGGAAGACCAGCGAAAGCGGCGGCTGTAAAAACCGGCGCAGCTACGAAACAAGAAGCGGCCTTGAGGGCTGCGACCGAGGCGATGCTTCGGGGTGATGAACGCCCGGAGTGCCCGGAGTGGCTGAACGAGAATCAGCGAAGGATTTTTGAGTGGATCTCTGGGTACTACGCAAAAGCAGAGATGCTTTCAGCTCTGGACAGCGAGGGCCTGGGTATGCTGTGCGTGGCTTTTGATCGGGTGGCGATGATCGACAAACAGATCAATGATGACCCGGAGCTGATGGAGAACAACAAACTGATGTCCGCCAGAAAACAGTATGAGGCAACCGTGCGTTGGGGCTGTACGGCGTTTTGTCTCTCCCCACAGGACCGGGCAAAACTGGGAGCCGTGATCTCGATGAAAACCAAGGACGCGGCGGACCCGTTGGCGGAAGCGCTCAGTGATTGATAAAAATCACCCGGCGTATGTGTACGCCAAGAGCGTCGTTTCCGGCAAGATCAAAGCCCCGAAATACGTGATCTTGCAATGCTCTGAGTTTGTTTTCGTGGCCCAGGGCAAGAGCGACAAATACATGATCGACTTGGCAAAGATCCAGAAAATCGAGAAACTACTCGGTTTGATGGTAATGGCAAAAGGCCTGAAAGCGCGGGAGTCCGTGCGGGACACTTTGGTTGGATTTCAATGGCTGTACATTGTGGCAGTTTTGTGCGTCGTTTGGCGGGAGAACCCGGAGAAACGGCGGTATCAGACGGCTATCCTGGAGATTTCCCGGAAGAACGGGAAGACGTTCTTGGTGGCAGTAATTTTTATCCTGCTGTTCCTGACGGAGCCTAGATTTTCCAAATTTTACAGTGTGGCCCCGGACGGTTCGCTGTCCCGCGAAGTGAAGTCTGCCATTGAGGAGATCATCAAGAGTTCCCCTGCCCTGGTTGGGAAGTATCAGGGCAAAGAGAAATTCAAAATGCTCCGGGATTCCATCACCTGCAACCTGACGGAGAACAGCTACTATCCCCTGGCCTATTCAAACGGACACCTAGACGGCAAACTTCCGTCGGTTTTCCTGGCGGATGAGGTCGGCGGTCTGCCGAATCCCTACGCTTTGGAGGCCATGCGGTCCGGCCAGCTTACCATTTTGAACAAGCTGGGGTGCGTGATTTCCACCAAATACCCGAAGACCAAGAACCCGTTTGAGGATGAAATCGGGTATGCGAAGAAGATTCTCGATGATGTGGTAGAGGATGAGAGCGTTTTTGCCCTGCTGTATGAACCGGATGACCCGACAAACTGGATGTCCGATGACCTGATTCTTGCCCATGCGAATCCTTTGGCTCTGGAAGTGCCGGAGATCATGGAAGATTTGAAGAAGAAGCGACAGCAGGCCATTGAGGTCGAGGGGCGGCGCGAGAATTTCTTGTGCAAACACTGCAACATCATTTACCAGGGCGTCGGGACAGAGACTTACATTCCCGTTCAGGATGTGATCGCCTGCCAGCAGGATAAGATCGACTGGAATGGCAGAGATGTCTATTTGGGCGTGGACTTGTCCATGACCAACGACAACACAGCGGTTGCTATGGTGGCTCTGGACGATGACGCTGGGAAGGTTTACGCGGACGTGATCGCATTTATCCCGGAGGGCCGCATCGAGGAAAAGAACCGAGCGGAGCGCATTGATTACCGCAAGTTTATCCGGGCCGGGAAGTGCGTCGCTTGCGGGGATAAGACCATTGACTACAAGGTTGTGGAAGATTTTGTGTTCAATGTGGAAGAAAAATACGGCGTGACCGTTCTGGGCATCGGGTTTGACCGATACAACGCCCTCTCTTCCGCCCAGAAATGGGACGAAACCTATGTGACCTGCGAGGTAAAACAGCACTCCAGTGTGTTGCACCCGGCGACAAAGTGGCTTTCCGAGCTGGTGGCCGATGGGAAATTTGCTTACGAACCCAACGAACTGTTGGAGATCAATTTTGAAAACGCCCGGTGTACGTTCGACACGAACCTAAACCGGTATGTGAACAAGAAAAAGTCGAATGGCAAGGTGGATATGGTGGCGGCACTCATCAACGCCGTTTACATGCTCCAGCAGAACACCATGTTCTCCGAGGCCATTGACTGGGGAGCGGTGGTGATTTAATGGGCATTTTTGCAAAAAAGGAAGTGGAGACCAGGGAGATGCTGGATGAAGGGGCGCTTGATACCTCTCTCCGTGCCGCTATGGGCGGTACGAAGGTGGGCACGGAAGACGGCGCTTTGGAGATCCCGGCGGTGGCCGCTTCGGTTTCCTTTCTCTCCGGGATCATCGCTACCCTGCCGGTAAAGCTGTACCGGCGCAGAGGGAAGAACACCCAAGAGGTTACAAAAGATTACCGTTTGGCCCTGCTGAACGACGACACCGGCGACACGCTGGATGCCATTGAGTGGAAAAAAGCCATGATCCGGGACTATCTGGTTCGAGGCAACGGCTATACGGCGGTGCTTTGGGATAGGAATACCATTCGGAAAATCTGCTATGTGAACCCGGATTATGTTTCCTATACCAAAGACATCGACCCTGTGGAGAAGGACGGCAAATTCTATATCAATCAGAAAGAGTGGCGGCCTGACGTTCTGTTCCGTATCCTACGGAACACCAAGGATGGTTTCCGGGGCTACGGTGTTCTGGATGAGAACCCAACTCAGTTGTCCGTCGTGTTAAACACGATGAAATATGAGAATCGCATGGTTCGGACCGGTGCAAAAAAAGGCTTTTTGAAGGTTCAGGCCGGGAAAAAAGTGACCCAGGAGGTCATCAACTCCCTGCGGAAGAGCTGGAACAAGCTGTACGGGAACGATTCGGACGAAAACACCGTAGTTCTGAACGATGGCATTGAGTTCCAGGATGCAGGCCAGACGGCAGTAGACAGCCAGCTGAACCAGAACAAGGCCACCAATGACCATGAAATCTATCAGATTTTCGGTATTGTCCCCTCTGTGATCGAGGGCGGCGCATCGGCAGACGACCTGAAAAACACCGTCCGCTTCGGCATCCGGCCTATCGTCCGGGCGCTGCAATCGGCAATCAACCGGTTTTGCCTGCTGGAGGAAGAGAAAGGCGTCCTTGAGTTTGAGATCGACATGGACGACCTGGACAACACCGATATGCTGACCAGATACCAGGCGTATGAGGTAGCCGTCCGCAACGGCTGGATGCAGCTGGACGAGGTGCGGAACCAGGAGGGCAAGAACCCGCTGGGCCTGGAATTTGTGCGGCTTGGCCTGGACACGGTGATCTACGATCCCAAATCAAAACAGATGTACACGCCCAATACCAAGGAGTGGACGAGTATCAACGAAGCTATGAAAGGGGGTGAAAAGGATGAAGGTCGAAATCCGATCCAATCCGAAGACGGACAGGAAGGAACTGACGGTGACGGGCTACGTGAACGTGGTGGGCCGGGACAGCAGGACACTGCATGATAAATCCGGACCTTACATCGAGCGGATCACGCCTGGTGCTTTTGGTTCTGCGTTGCAGTCCGGGATGCCGGTAGAGCTGCGTTTTGACCACAATCAAGTGCTTGGCTCCACAGAGACAGGCGAGATCACTCTGCGTGAGGACAGCATCGGCCTGTTGGCAAACGCCGTTGTTTCCGACCCCGCTGTGATCCAAGCGGCAGAACGTCGGGCCTTGCGCGGATGGTCCTTCGGCTTTGTGAAAAAGGCGGACCGTTGGTCCACCGGAGAAGATGGCACCCGCCGGAGATTTGTGGATGCACTGGAGCTGCGGGAGGTCTCCATCTTGGATGTAACCCCGGCCTACATTGCGACCAGCATTGAGACCCGTGATGACACGGAAACTCTGGTGGAGTTCCGCATGGAGGACGCGGAACCGGACATTACAGAAATTCGGGAAAAAGAAGAAAAAGAAGAGCTTGAGAAGAAGAAAGACACCGGCGAAACAGCCGCCGATGCTTTTTTGGCTGGGAAACGCGCTGAAATTTTCCGTTTGAAAAGGAGATAAATCAATGAAATACAAGCAGTTGATCGAGAAGCGCAATGCGCTGATCGAGGAAATGGAGAAGATGGTCGAGGCCTGCGAGACTGAGACCCGTGCTTTCAGCGAAGACGAGAACAAGCGCTACGAAGAGACCACCAAGGAGCTGAACGACCTGGACGCCACTCTGAAAGCCGCCGATGAGCTGGATGAGAAGCGCAGCTATCAGCCCATCGAGAAGCCCGACGAGACCAAGGACCGGGCCGAGCTGGAGGAACGCGCTTTTGAGAGCTACATTCGCGGCACCCTGGACCTGGAGACCCGCGCCGATGTGAACCTGACCAAGAGCGACAACGGCGCTGTGATCCCCTCCTCCATTGCCAACAAGATCATCGAGAAGGTCAAGGAGATGTCTCCTCTGTTCGCCATGGCGACCCACTACAACGTCGGCGGCACTCTGACCATCCCCAGCTACGATGAGTCCACCCAGAAGATCACCATGGCCTACGCCACGGAGTTCGCCACAATCGACTCCACCAGCGGCAAGTTTACCAGCATTTCCTTGACCGGCTTCCTGGCCGGTGCTCGTTCCCTGGTGTCTAAGTCTCTGGTAAACAACAGTCAGTTTGACCTTGTGCCCTTCGTGGTCCGCAAGATGGCGGAGGCCGCTGCCTACTGGATTGAGAACCAGCTGATCAACGGCACCACCAGCAAGATCGAGGGCCTGTCCAAGGTCGCTGCTTCTGTCACTGCCGCCTCTGCCACCGCCGTCACCGCCGATGAGCTGATCGATCTTCAGGAGACCATCCCCGATGTGTATCAGGGCGGCTGCATCTGGGTGATGTCCAAGGCCACCCGCACCGCTATCCGCAAGCTCAAGGACGGCCAGAACAACTACCTGCTGAACAAGGATGCAACCAGCCGTTGGGGCTATACCCTGTTTGGCAAGGACGTGTATATCAGCGACAACATGCCTGATATGGCTGCGGGCAAGCGGGCTATCCTGTACCTTGACCCCACCGGCCTGGCTGTGAAAATGACCGAGACTCCCTCTGTGGAGGTCCTGCGCGAGAAGTATGCCGACCAGCACGCCATTGGTGTGATTTGCTGGATGGAGCTGGATTCCAAGGTAGAGAACGCCCAGAAGATCGCTGCGCTGGCCATGAAGGCAGGCTGATAGGAGGGTTGGATGTGCTGGTATCTGATTTGAAACCGTGGGAACTGGCACGGTTTTGCCGGGTAGCGTTTGATGAGGACGACTACAACAGCCTGGACAGCGCGGACAAGACGGATTTCCAGCGCATCCTCCCTTTGGCTGTTGCCTACTGTGCCAGATACGCCGGACTGGATACATCCCAGGAGCTACCCGATGAGATCGGCTACGCAATTTTTGTTGTGGCTGCTGAGATGTACGACAACCGGCAGATGACACAGCAATACAGCGCACAAAACGCCACGGTAAAGCAGATTTTGGACATGCACTCCACGAATCTGCTCCCCAGCGTGGAGGGTGATGTATGAACTGGTATTTTGACCGGCTTTCTTCCAGGCTGAACAAAAAAGCCACCATCAAGCACATGGTGACGTCCCAAGAACGGGACAAGCTAGGGCAATACCCTGTTGTGGAGGAGACAGTTGCCAAGGTCTGGGCGGGTGTGACCCCCCAGACGGGCAGTCTCTTATCCGGGAGGGCGGCTGAAACCGCCATTTCCCGAACCACCCACAAGGTAACAATCCGTTACCGCAAGGGTCTGACGGAGGACATGTGGCTGGAGATCGAGGGGGAAACCTACGATATCCTCTACATTTTAGACCCGTATATGCGCCATGAATGGCTTGAGATTTTCTGTGAGGTGAGGATCCGTGGGAATCAGCGAGGGAATGGACACCCGTGAGCTGGATGAACTGGCAAAGCGGATGTTTCAGGTCGCAGAAAAAGATTACCCCGCCGAAGCAAAGGATTTTATGAAGCGGGAGGGCAACAAAGGCCGAAGGGAACTGAGGGCCAAAACCAAGGCCGTGACCAAGAAGAAGACCGGCAACTTGCTCAAGGGCATCCGCCGGACTGGGGTGCAGAAATACAACGGAGATTTCCAGATCCGTGTGTACAACAAAGCGCCCCATGCCCATTTGATCGAGCATGGGCATATCCTGTGGATCAACGGGCACAACACGGGCCGCATGGTGCCGGGAAAACACCCGGCAGCCACGACCGTGAAGCAGCTGAAGAAGGAATTTCCGCGTGATGTGGAAGGTTTTGTGGATGAATTATTGTCGAAGGGGTTGGAACTGTGATTACGATTGTAGATACCATTCGGGCACTCTCCGCCCTGATCGAAACGCTGTTCGGGGAGCCGCCGACCACCAAAGATATTACCGAGGGGTTTACGGTCCCCTGCACCTACATCCAACCGAACTACATGGACACCTCCAGAGAGGGAGAAATGCAGCATGACACCTATGAGTTGGAGATCATCCGCATGGCAGAACACACCAAGCAGGGATATTTATCCCTGCTTGAGTGGGAAGCCAAACTTGCGCTTGCCTTACAGGAGCCTGTGGTGGTGGAAAATGAATTTTTCCTCTACCCAGACGAGGTGAGCTTTGAGATCGAGAGAGAGGATATGCTGTTACGGACTACCCTGACGGTGGAGACGTACCAGCTGCGGAAGGAAGACGAAGCGGACATGATGGAAACGCTGAATGTTAGCAGAAAGGACGGATAACATGGGTTTACCTACTATCTCCGTTGAATTTAAGAAGCTGGCGACCACGGCAACGGCGCGGTCGGCCAGGGGGATCCTGGCGGTGATTCTCCAGGACACCACCAAGACCAATTTTACATCGAAAACTTACACGGCGCTGGATGAGGTGGCACAGGCGGACTGGACGGCGGCGAATTACACGATCCTCTCCCGTGCGTTTGCGGCGGGGCCTTACCAGGTGATCGCTGTGCGAGTGGGCACCGACGACACCATGACCAATGCCCAGACCATTCTGGACCAGCTGAGCTACAACTGGGTCTGCGCCGTCCCGGCTGCGTTCCAGGCGGGGCTTGTGACCTACGTCAAGAGCATCAACACCCCCCGGCGTATCCGCAAGGCCAAAGCACTGGTGAGCGGGCAGACCAGCGCGGACGATATCCACATCGTGAACGTAGCCAACACCAAGGTCACCGTCAAGGGCGAGAGCACCGCCATTGACATCAACAACTATCTCCCCCGCCTGGCCGGGATCCTGGCCGCCTGCCCGATGGACGAGGCCGTGACCTTCCAGGCCCTGGACGACCTGGAGGGGGTGGAGGCCGTGACCGGCCTGGATGCCAGCATCGACGGCGGCAACCTGTGCCTGTTTTCGGATGATGACACCATCCGCATCGCCCGCGGCGTGAACACCCTGAAAACCGTGACGGGCGACCTGACCGACGACATGAAAAAGATCGCGGTGGTCGAAGCGATGGACCTCATCCAGGAGGATATCATCCGCACATTCAAGGGCTCTTACCTGGGCCGGGTGAAAAACACGGCGGACAATCAGGCGCTGTTTGTGACGGACGTCTCTAGCTATCTCCGCGCTCTGGCAGATGAGGACGTGGTAGACAGCGAGGGCATCAGCGTCTCCATCGACGTGTCCGCTATGCGGGCGGCCTGGGAAGCTGCTGGAACGTCCACGGCGTCCCTGACCGATGCACAAGTCAAAAAGAAGACTTTCCGTTCTCAGGTCTTTGTGGCGGCGCAGGCGCATATCCTGGACGCCATGGAGGACATGCGGATGGTCTTTACCATGGGCTGACAGGAGGTGTGACACATGGGTAAATTCAGCCACAACAAAGTCATCCGCGGCACTTTTGGCCGCGTGTGGGTCAATGGCGAACTCATGGCCAACGTAAAATCGTTTGAGGCCAAGGCGTCTATCGACTACGAGGATCTGGACATCAACGGCGATTTTGGCCAGAAGAAGCGGTACATGGGATACTCTATCTCTGGTACGATGACCCTCCACAAGTTTGACAGTGCCATCCTAAAACTGTATCAGGGCGCTATCATGACCGGCGAACTGCCGGAAGTGAAAATTGTGGCCTCTCTGAGCGACCCCCAGAGCGACGGCACGGAGCGCTGTGCGCTGTATGACGTGCATCTGGATGAGATCACACTGAACAAGTTCGAGAACAAGACCGTCTTGGAGGAAGAGGTGCCATTTACGGCCGGTTCCTTCGAGATGCTGGACCTGATCGACTGAGGAGGACAATATGGCAAAAGCTGATTTACAAGCCCTGCTGAACAAGGCAGAGAGCATGAAAAATGCGCCCAAGACGAAAACCATCAACATCAAGGGCATGGAGCTGGAGATCAAGCGTCTCCCGAACGATAAATACTACGACCTGAAAATGGGCTTTGGCCGCCATATCGAGGACGGCAAGGCAGCTATGAAGCTTCAGGCCACAGCAGTTTTTGACGCTTGCCCTTTGCTGCATGATCGGCAGCTTCAGGAGGCCTGCGAGTGCGTGGAGCCTTATGACGTGGTGGAAAAGCTATTTACCCCGGATGAGATCATGGACATCGCCACTGCCCTGCTGGACTTTGACGATGAAATGGGCGATGGGCAGGAGGAAGCCTTAAAAAACTAATCAGGGGCGACGCTGACTTAGCGACCATCGCCCATTTTGCAAGCAGGGGCCAGCCCCTGAACGACCTGGTAAAAATGTCGCCGTTGGAGCTGGCCTTTTTGCGCATCGGTTGGGAGCTGGAACTTGAATACATGAGGGAGATGTTTGGCAGTGGCAAACAAGAATGTTAACATCCTCCTGAAACTGAACGACCAGTTCACCAGCAAAATGAAAAAGGCTGGTAAGATCACGGATGAACAACGGCGGGCTATGGACAAGTGTGCCAGCTCTGCCATGAAGTTCTCCCGCACGGTGCGAACCGGCGCGGGAAACATGATCAAGAGCATCGGGAAAGCGGCGGCGGCGTTGGCTGGGATTTCGTTCGCGGGTATCACTGCCGGGTTTATCGGCCTGGCAGAATCCACCGAGGAATACCGCAAGGCCATGGGTAAGCTGAACACGGCTTACCAGGCCGCCGGGTACAGCGCAGAGACAGGGCAAAAGGCGTACAGCCAATTTTATGCCATTCTGGGCGACACCGACACCGCAACCGAGGCATCCCAGCTTTTATCCAAATTAACCCAGAACGAACAGGACGTGTCTAAATGGACGCGGATCGCCGCCGGCGTAAACGGCACCTTCGGCGATTCCCTCCCTATCGAGGGATTGATCGAGGCCACCAATGAAACGGCTTAACAATAACAGGCCCTTTGTATCGAAAGGTATAGAGAAAACCGAGAATATGCTGGAAACCCCTAAAGGCCCTGACACCAAAGCGTAACAGTACAGGGTATGACACAATGGGCAATCAGCAGGGATAGCCATTAGAAATGATGGAAGCCCCCAACGACTACCAATCGGCAACCCACGTGGTTGATGGTATAGTCTACTCCCCTAATAAATATCGGGAAACCGAGGGTATCAAAGGAAAGTTGGACAGGTCACGGGCGTTTTGGCTGATGCGTTGAACTGGTCGGGCATTTCGGAAGACAAATTTAACGAAAAGTTGGCCGCTGCCGGTAGTGAAGCGGCCCGGAACAAACTAATCATGGAAACGCTGGCCGGAACCTACGAAGGGGCGGCGGCGGCGTTTTACGAAAACAACAAGGCGTTGGTAAAAGCTCGGCAGAGTGAAGTTGCTATGCAAAAGGTAACGGGAACTCTGGGCGAGGCCAGCGTGATCGCCAAAGGAAAGCTGTGGGAGCTGTTCGGCGTGGCAGAGGACGGGAGCATCCGGTCCGGGTCTGCGCTGGAGTGGATCATGCAGAAGTCGGAGGCGTTCAAGGCAAAAATCGAGAGTATCGACGTGAGCCAGTATTCCGACAAGATCACGGCGGCAATTCAGAAGATCGAAACCGGTATTTCTACCGTCTGGGGCTACGTCAAGCCGGTGGTCATGGCGTTAATTCAAAACGCCGACACCATCATCCCACTGATCCTGAAAGTCGTTGCGGCCGTATCTGCGCTTTCCATCGTTGCGGACATTGCAGGAAAAGTCATGACAGTGGTCAAGGCGGCGAAAAGCGCGATTGCCGTCATTAAGTTGGCAGGAAGCGGTTTGACGGCTCTGATGGGACCGGTCGGTCTTGCAATTACCATCGGTTTACTTCTGGCGGGCGTTTTTGTGAAGCTATACCAGAAAAGTGAGACCTTCCGGAATTTCGTCAACAAACTCGGCAACGGTATTAAAAACTTCGTTTTGACGCTCGGATATGCTTTCGTCCAGATGAAAAACGAAATCGTTGGAGTGTTCGACAAGATCAAGCAGAAAATCAAGTCTGCTGTTGAAAAAATCCGCGAGTTTTTGCAGCCGATGATCGACCTGATCGACAAAATCAAAAACGGCCTGAAAAACCTGGGCTTTGGCAGCTCTGCCAACAACGGGAGCCAATATTCCCTCTCCGCCAACGGCGGCAAGGCCACCGGCACCCCGTATTTCCGGGGTGGTCTGACCCGCGTGAATGAGGGCGGGCGTGGTGAGATCATGAACCTGCCCAACGGGACGCAGATCATCCCCCATGATGTTGCGAAAAAGCAACAGAAGGCCAACAACATTTCTGTGCAGGTGACGATCCAAGGGAACGTGATCGGCAACCGGGCGTTTATGGAGCAGACCGGCGCGTACATTGCCAACAAGATTTTGGTGGCCCAGGGGGTGGTTTGATGGATTTTACTCTGAGCTACAACAATAAGGAAGAAGTGCTGGTTTTCCCGGTGGTGCCCAATGCGGGCATCCAGCTTTCCAGGGACCAGGACAACCAGAGTTTCGACGGCATCAACCACGAACTGCAAGCGCTGGGTAACATGAAATTGGCCACCTTCAGCATCACAAGCTTTTTCCCGCTGAAACGCTACTCGTTCCTCCGCCCCTATTCCAGCATCAACGGCTGGCACTATGTCCGGGTCATTGAAGCAGTCCGAAAACGGAAAATCCCGTTTCGGGCGCTGCACCTGGATAACAACAGCCAGGAGGTATTCAATCTCCCCGTGACGGTAGAAAATTTTGAGTATTGGCTCGACCAAGCCGGGGACATCGGATACACCATTGACTTCAAAGAGTACCGATTCGCCAACGGTTCCGCCGCTACCCTGAGCAAGCCACAAGACGCAGCGGGCGAGAAAACCCAGACGGCGGCACAGCTCAGCGCAAGTACCGGCTCCTCCAGCGGGGGGGCATTTACCAAACGGTACACCAAGAGCGATGCTACCATCATCGCAAAAATCATGTACGGCGAAGCACGGGGCATCAAAAGCAAAACGGAGATCGCCTGCATCGCCTGGTGTATCCTGAACCGCGTGGATGCGGGCATGGGAAAAAACATCCAGTCGGTGGCCCTGGCGGCGAATCAGTTTTATTACAAAGCTGGTGCGCCGACAGTCAGTGACCACGGCTATGACCTGGTGGCCCTGGCCACCGACGTACTGGATCGTTGGAGCCGGGAGAAAGCCGGGCAGACCAACGTGGGCCGGGTGCTTCCCAAGCAATACAAGTGGTATGCCGGGGACGGAAGCCATAACTGGTTTTACCCAAGCTGGCCCTGCAAACGGGCACAGCGCTGGAATTTTAAGAGCGTAAGCTCACCATATCCAAACTGAGAGGGGGACGAACATGGGACAGATGATTTGGCCGGTGCCGGGTTACAGTCGCATATCGTCCCCCTTTGGCTACCGGAAGTCTTTCAAGACGTCTAACGGCATGTCATCCAGCAACCATGCAGGCATCGACATTCCGGCCTCCAACGGGACGCCGATCATTGCGGCCCGTGGGGGCAACGTGACGAAGGTCTGGACCTCCAAGGCTAGGGGCAAATTTTGCATCATCAACCACGGCGGCGGCATCTCGACGCTGTACCAGCACTGTTCCAGCATCGGCGTCAAGCTGGGCCAAACTGTCCAGGCTGGACAGACCATTGCCAGGGTGGGCAACACCGGCGGCGTGACTGGGTATCACCTCCATTTTGAGGTACACGTCAACGGGACGCCGGTCAACCCGTCCAACTACGTCAAATACAGCGACACGGCGGGCAAGTACACCGGCGGGCCGATTGCTTCCGCCGGGACAGACGGGTTTTCAGCCACCACGGATGAGGCGGATGAAAAAGTCACCGTGATCCACATTCCGCAGACCGAGAAAATTTACACGGTATATGCGGATGATACCCCGTACAAAAACCCGGACCGCTATAAAATCGTGTGGCAGGCCCTGGGCAACAACGGCAGGACGCGGGATATCACGGATCGCTGCGGCTCCCCTACCCTGACGGACGATTCCGAAAGCGTGGCGGTGGAGTTTACGTTTTCCGTACTCCAAGCACGGGGGGAGAAATTCTTCCCGCCGCTGCGGATCCAGTGCGGGGATTTGGTCAGCGTGAGCAACCTGGCCTCTGGGGAGTGCATTTTCCTGGGGCAGGTGCAGAGCGTGAGCGGGAGTTACAGCGAGAGTATGAGCATCGTGTGCCACGACGCGGGGCGGCTGCTGACCACCAACGATGTGATTATGCAGTTCAACAACATCCCGGCGAAAGATGCACTGTCTCAGCTGGCCAACAAGGTCGGAATCCAGCGTATCAGCTGCCCGAACCTGATTTCTTCCGTGTATGGCACGGAGAAGGACACGACCAGCAACATCATCCAAAAGATTTTGGAGACCGTGACCAGCGAGAACGGCGTGACCTATTTTCCCCGGATGATGGGAAACACCCTGGTGATCCGCTCTTACGCTCAGAAGTGCATCACGGCGTGGTACCGGCAGGAGAGCAACCTGGCAGCGTTTGACGTGATGCAGGAGATCGCAAGCCCCCAGGTGTCCTGGGACATTTCCGACTTGCGGAACCACATTACCGTCTACTCGGAGCAGGACGATACCGTTTCCATCCAGGGCGTGGCCTCCAGTGAGGCGAGCATCAAGCGCTACGGCAAACGCACGGCGCTGGAGACGTTTTCCGACAGCGACACGGTGAGCGCCACGGCCAAGGCAAAAAACATGCTGGGGAAGAAGAATCGGACGAAAGAGACGTTTAGCTGCCGGGTGTACGGGAGCGACAAGGTCGTTGCCGGGTGCCGGATGAAAGTGAACATCCCCGATGAGGTGGGCGAGTTTTGGGTAACTGCCGTGAGCCATGAGCTGGCCCCTGTACACATGATGACTCTAACGATGGAGAGGTGTGACCAATGAGCTGGGAACATCAAATTGCAAAACAATTTAAGGAACGGGACAACCCCACGACCTACGCCTGGTTTGCCGGGACAGTGCAGTCCCCCATTCGCACAGTCAACAACAAAGGGGAGGTCAGCTACTCCGGCCCCCTGATCGTCACCGCCTTTGACGGGCAGATCATCCTGCGGGCGGAGCAGCTGCGGGTGCTGGACCATGTGCCGCAGGTGTACGCGCCCCAGACCGTTGCCTTGGTGGGCGACCCCTTTGGCAAGTCTGCCGGCGGGCAGACGATCCTACTGCTGGGGGTGATCTAATGTTATTCGATGCAGTGGCCCAGGAGCAGGAGGCTATGACTGCCACCCGCCCGGAGACGGAGATCGGGATGGGATTTGCGTTCGACTGGCAGAATCAGCGGCTCCGGATGCAGGACGGGACGCCCGTCCTGGTCTACGGTGTGGCGGCCATCAAAGAGTGGGTGCAGCTGGTGGTCCGCACGCGGCAGGGGCGCTCTCCCATTTACCCGGCGGATTTCGGAGCGCCCGTGCAGGATTTGATCGGCCAGAAGGCCCCGAAGGGTTACGATTTGTCAGAGTTGCGCCGCCATCTGGCAGAGTCCGCCGCCTACAACCCAGGCATCCGGGACGTGGGACAGATGCGCTACGACGGTGAGACGATCCAATGCACCCTGACCCTGGAAGACAACGACGACGGCATCACGGAGGTGATCCAGATTGTCCCTTAATTTTGACACGGTACATCGGGAGATGCTGGCCCGCATCCCTGACCGATACCAGAAAACAGCCGGGTTTCCGGCCTACGATTTCACGGCGGCCTTTGCCCAGGCGGTGCTGTCCCTGGACGATGACATCGCCACGGCGGAAGCAAACCTGAACGTGGACAACCTCACCGGGGTGGCCCTGGATGAGTTTGTGAAACAGCATCGTGGGATTATCCGCAAATACGCCACCTACGCCACGGCAGAGATGCAGGTGGTCACGGGGGCGGGCAGCATTTCGGCGGGCGATTTATTCTCCACCGAGAGCGGCGTGCAGTTTTATGCCATTGCCGACAGCGACGTGGAGGCCGGGAGCAAATTTACTGTGCGGGCCTACAACGCCGGGGAGACCGGCAACGTGGACGCCAACACGATCACCTACATGCCCATCACCATCGCGGGCATTTCGGCGGTGACCAACCCGGAGCCGTCCAGCGGTGGCTATGACAGCGAGACAGATGACGAGCTTCGGGAGCGCTACTACGACGACCTGCAAAACCCCAACAACGGGGCCAACCAACAGGCATACATCGCCTGGGCGACCTCTGTCGCCGGGGTGGGCCGGGTGAAAATTTTCCCCCAGGCCCAGGGCAAGAACACGGTGGAAGTTTGCATCCTGGACGCCAACCAGGAACCGGCAGGCACTCCCCTCATCCAGCAGGTGCAGACCCTCATCGACCCCAACCACAACGGGGACGGCGTGGGGGAAGCGCCTATCGGGGCGGTCTGCACGGTGACCACGGGGACGGCGAAATACATCGACGTGGTGGCGAAAATCACCCTAGCCGACGGGGCCAGCATCGGGACCGTAAAAACCAAAGTGCAGGCCGCTCTGACCGAGTATCTGCGGGGCCTGGCCTTTGAGAAAACCGGCACCTACGTCTCCTACTCCCAGATCGCCAGCCGCATCAACGCGACCGAGGGCGTATTGGACCACAGCAACCTGACTGTTGCGGGCGGCACGACCAACGTAGCCCTGGGCGACCGGGAGACACCGATGCTGGGGGAGGTGACTTTGACCGTTGTTAGTTAAAGATTACGCCTTACGGCAGCTCCATTGGATACTGCAAAAGGACCCCTGGATCGAGGCCGTCATGACGGCGGGCGGCGTGACCCTGGACGCTCTGGCAGACCGAATTGTCGCCATCTACAACGCCGAAAATTTTGACGAGCTGCCCATCGAGCGTGTGCGCTACTATGAGCGCCTGCTGGGCCTGGAACAGGACGAAAATAAGGCCCTGTCCGACCGTCGGGCGGCCATCCAAGCGGCCTACAACATCGCCCAGAAACCGTCCCTGGAAACCATGCAGAGCATCTGCGATGCGTGGCAGGCGGGCGGCGTTATCTGCACCTACACCCCCGGCGAACTCACCCTGAAATTTATCGGAGATGTGGGTGTCCCGGCGAACATCCAGGACCTAAAAAACGCCATCATCCGCGCTGTCCCGGCACATATCTATGTAAATTACGCCTACCGTTACCTCCTCATTCGGGAGGTCCATGAGGTAATGACCCTGGCTGAACTCAACGCCACGCCACTATCCAGTTTTGCAGGAGGGACCTAATATGGCAAGCAACACTGAAAACCTGGAACTACTCAAAAAAAATCCAACCACGGACGGAGCGGACACGTTTAATGTCCAAACTATGCTCAATGACAACTGGGACAAAATTGACCGGTTCGCCGGTAGCCTGGACAAGAAACTGGCCGGTCTGCTCCACGACGACACAAAAACGGAACTTTTGCTTCCGCCAACCGCTACGCCGGACGATGCATTCAAAATTCTGGCGGGCATCCTTGGCGTTACCTATGTTCTGGCTTCCAGCGGTGTCACCGTGACCGCACAGAGCGGGAGCGACACAAAAACGGCGGTGGCGGCGCTTAACGGCATGGCAACCTTTAAGGGGTTACCATACGGAGATTGGACATTTTCGGCTACCATCTCCGGGGCTGTGAAAAGCAAAAGTGTCGCTATCGACACGCAGAAGGTCCAGTATCTCTCCTTGCTCCCGCTGAACGACCTGAGCTGGGCACAAATTGACACGCTGGGCACGGCTGGTGTGCTGGGTAAAATGTTTGCGCTGGGTGACACAAAAGATGTTACGCTGTCGGGCATCGGGACTATGACACTGCAAATCGCCGACTTCGATCACGACTATTTGTCCGGCGCAACGACGGCAAAAAAAGCCGCCGTGACGTTTTTGTGTAAAAACCTGCTGTACAAAACGTATCAGATGAACGGCAGTGATACAAACAGCGGGGGTTTTCCGTCCAGCGCCCTCTGCTCCACGCTGAATGGTAGCATTTACAACTCCCTGCCCTCCGACCTGAAATCCGTGATCAAAACGGCGTACAAATGGTACGGTACCGGCAATAACACAACAAACGGAAAATGGAGCGGACACAAACTCTGGTTGCCGTTGACGTTTGAGATGTTCGGCGAATCGAGCTACTCACCGGCCACGGAGCGCACGACGGGCAATGCGCGGCAGTACCCGATTTTTACGGACAATGCCAGCCGGATCAAAAAAATGAACAACGGTGGCGGCTCTGCACAGTGGTACTGGTTGGCGTCCCCGAATGCGTCCGACTCCGCGAACTTTTGCACTGTGGGCAGCGGCGGCAGCAGCGGCCGCAACGGCGCCAGCAGCAGCGCCGGCGTTTGCTTCGGCTTATGCGTTTAAGCTAAAATCAAATAATCCGCGCCGCCTTTGGCGCGGATGGAAAGGACCCTGAATGTCGGTATTGAAAAGCCAGCGCAAGGAAAGCGGCATCAAATTTTTGGATACCGCTTACGATTTGGAACTGCACACGCTGAAATGCTGCATGAAACTGCCAAAACGCTACACGTTTTTTATTGGGACGGAGCTGAGCCGTTTGGCCAGCGAGGTGCACAACCACTGCAAAATGGCGAACAGCATCTACCCGACGAATGAACACGAAGCGCAGATGCGGCGGGACCACCTGATCGAGGCGAACAACTGCTTGCAAGCCCTGATTGGAAAATGCAGCGTTTTGATGGAATTGCAACACGGCCTGAGTGAGCACGCCCTGGAGCACTGGGCGGATTTGATGATCGATGAGGGCCGCCTGATCGCCGGGGCGAAAAAATCCGACAAGGCACGTTTTAAGTTTTGAGCTATGGGTTAGGCACTGTAAATTCTGCCGGTCGCAGGCGGGCGCGTTGGCGTCCCCGAATGCGTCCAACTCCACGAACTTTTGCAATGTGAACAGCGACGGCAGCAGCAACAACAACAACGCCAGCAACAGCAACGGCGTTTGCTTCGGATTGCGCGGTAGGGAGACAGAGTAAGCGTTTGCTGAAATCAGTCCACGCGCGTAAGGAGCGCCTGACCCTCCCACATGGGTAAATATCACCGAGACGCGGACGCTTTCGAGCTAATCCGCTACCAGCGAGGTTCCCCCTTTTGAAAATTCAGTTTGGAGACGTATTCACTTTTGGAAACCTGTATGCCGCCTATAAAAAATGTAGGCGCGGCGTAGGCTGGAAACATTCGACCCAGGCCTACAAAGAGAACGCATTTATCAATGTGCGCATAGCTCAACGCAAATTGCTGAGTGGCGCATGGAAAAGCAACGGATTTATCGAGTTTGACATTTTTGAGCGTGGAAAACATCGGCACATCCGCTCTGTGCATATCACGGAGCGCGTGGTGCAGCGTTGTTTGTGCGATAATCTGCTCACTCCCGTTCTTGGACCGAGGCTAATCCCTGATAACTCGGCCAGTCAGAAAGGAAAAGGCGTTGACTACGCACTCAGACGCCTGGAAACGCACTTACACCAGTTTTACCGCAAATTTGAGCGGGATGGATACATCCTGATCTATGATTTCCACAAATTTTTCGACAGTATTAGCCATGATGCTATTGTAAAAATTTTGGAGCGCTACATTGCCGATGAACGGCTGAAACACCTGATTTTGCATCTGGTCGGGATGTTTGGGCCGGTCGGTCTGGGGCTTGGCAGCCAAATCAGCCAAAATTTGGCGCTAGCCGTCCCGAATCGGCTCGATCACAAGATCAAAGAGCGGATGCATTGTAAATGCTATGGGCGCTACATGGATGATGGCTACATCATCCATCACGACAAAGAGCATTTGCTCGCCTGCCTGGAAGTGATTCGACAAGAAGCGGCAGCATTTGGCGTGGAAATGAATGAAACAAAAACGCAAATCGTCCCACTTCGGCGCGGCTTCTCCTGGCTGAAGCAAAAATTCAGCCTCACGGAAACCGGAGGCGTCGTGCGGCGGATCAGCCGGAAAAACGTTACCAGGCAACGCAGAAAACTGAAAAAGCTGGCTGGAAAAATCCCGCCGGAGGATTTGCGAACCAGTTTTGTCAGCTGGTGCGGCCATGTATCGAAATGCAAATCCTGGAGAACAAAAACAGCGATGAAAGGGGTGTTTTTGGAGTGTATGCGGATATCGGCGGAAAAATTTACCCCGTTGACAACGTGATTGCAGCAGACGATGAGCTGCGGATCGTATTTGCGGATACTCCCATCGAGGATGTAGATCGAGCTGCTCTGCATTTACCGGACTGTATCAGTATCCACCAGAGGGACGGCCCCATGCTGGAATACCACGGATTCACCAGCGCCGTAAGCATCCAGAAAAATCCATCGAACCAGCAAACGATGCTGGTTTTACGGGAGGGATAACATGTTTTTAATTTACAAAGATGGTGAAATCGTCGAACGCGCAGAAACGCTGCGCTACATCCTGCAACAGGATAACGGCGTTGCCGTGATCGCCACACGGGAGAATTACAACGCCGTGTATTCCCCGGCCACGGACAAAACCTACCCCATCGGAGAGTTTTTTGCGGAGGAAGAGGATGAAATGGCGGCGCTTCGGGCGGAAAATAAGCTACTGAAAGAGCAGGTATCCGCTCTTTCTACACAAGCTGACTTCCACGAAGAGTGCATCGTGGAAATGGCTAACATCGTTTATGCGTAAACTACTCGCTAATTTAGCGTTTAGAATCCTGCTAAAAGCAGAAAGGAGTGAGAACATGATGGCGATGCTCTTTGCTTCCAGAATTATTCTGGGCAAGACCACCTTTGAACAGGTGCCCCCCAAGCTGAAGAAGCAGGTTGCCGAAGTCCTGATTGAGGACTGCGGCATGCCAGAACTGGTGCCCTCCGAATACGGTGGCACTGCCGATGCACAGTAAGATCATAACGGCCCCCGCGCATTGCGGGGGCCAAACTTAAAGAAACGAGGTGCCAGAATATGGAACCTGAGCAGATCATCACGGCGCTCCTGGCTGTGCTGGGTTCGTCCGTCGCAATTGAAATCATCCCCATTAAAATCAACCCCTGGACGTGGCTGGCCCGGAGAATCGGGAAGGCTATTCTGGGAGACGTTACAGAGCAGTTGTCCGGGATTTCCGAACAACTGAAAAGCCACATCGAAGCGGATGCCAGGGACAAGGCCAAACGCTTGCGGGGGCGGATTTTGCGGTTTGCTGATGAATTACTCCAAGGGGAGCGGCACAGTCAGGAACATTTTAATGAGATCCTGGAGGATATCACGGAGTACAACCGATACTGCGCCACACACCCTGATTTTCCGAATGATAAAGCTGCTATCTCCATCGGGCATATCGAAAACGTGTATCGGGCGCGGCTGGAAAACAACGATTTTTTGTAGGGAGGGAAACGTATGAAACAACTGCTGAAACTGCTGGACGTTAAGAGCCTGGTAACGCTGGCCATGACCGGGGCGATGATCGCCTTGCTGTTTTCGCCTGTGGACGTGAACCAGGACGCTGTAGCGCTGTTCTGCACGGCCTACGGGGCTATCATCACGTATTTCTTTACCAAGAAAACGGAGGGAGGGCCGAAAAATGAGTGAATCCAGCCTGGCCACCTATGTCCACTACTCCCCAAACTGCACCAAGCCCCGGCAGGGGACTATTAAGGGCGTGGCAATCCACTGCACCGCCGGTGGGCGGAACCTGCCTGCCCGCAGCTTTGCGGATATGAACCGTTTTGCCGTGAAGCAAAAAAACGGGGCTAGCTGCCACTACGTCGTGGGCGGGGACGGCTCCATTGCCCAGGTGTGCCGGGAGGAAAACCGAGCCTGGTGTACCAGCAACCCAATCGACCACCAGATCATCACCATCGAGGTTGCCAGCGACGCCGACGGGGTGTGCAAATGCAATGCGGCGGCGCTCAACAGCCTCATCAAGCTGCTGGTGGATATCTGCCGGCGGAATAACATTCCCCGCCTGCTGTGGCGGGGGGATCAGAGCTTGATGGGCAAGTGGGATGAGCAGAACATGGTGGTGCATCGCTGGACAGCGAACAAAGCCTGTCCGGGGGACTACCTGTACAACAAACACGCTGCGATTGCCCAGGCCGTAAACAACCGGCTGGGGGCGGAAACGGAGGATGACATGGACATCAAAAAAATTATCGAACAGCTCACTCCTGAAATGTGCTACGCTATCGTAGCCGAGGCCATGGCCTACGCCGACAACCTGCCGGAACCGGAGTGGTCGAGGAAAGAGGGCGATTTCCTGAACATGAAACACCGCGGCATCATGGATGGAACGGGACCGGAGCGATTTGTCAAGCGGGATGAGCTGGCCGCTGTGCTGTGCAGAATGGAGTTGATTCAGACCACCGAGGTTTGAGCGGGGGGTGATACCATGCCCAGGTATCGGTACAGCCCCGCCCAGTTGGAGAAAATGCACGGGAATCCATGGCTCACGGACCGGGAGCGGGCTGCTTTTGAGTTGCATTACCGGCGGGGGTGGGCGATTGAGGATGTGGCGGCAGAGTTGGATGTCTCGCGGGGGACCGTCAACAACGATTTGGCGTCGATTCGGCGGAAAAGTCTATGAAGAAGCCCCTGGGTGTGACCCAGGGGCTTGCCTTTTTAGATGTTCCAGGAACGGAATTCCCGCTCCCACGGTTCTCCGTGCCAGAAGCTGGCATCAACGTTTTCGGCCTGCTTCGCCAAGTCGCCGATCTCAGCGCTGATTTTCTTTTTAATCTCTGTGTGCCGCTCAGCGATTTTGAACTCGCTGTAATATTCATTGATGTAGGCGGCTGCGTCGCGGTATGCGTTCTCGCAACGTTCGTTGTACTCCTCTTCTTCTGGCGTCTCCGTGAAATCCTCTCTCCACTCGTTCTCCTCGTAGTAGTGATAACGTTCACTATCATACTCCGGGAAGAATTTCTTTGCGAGATTCTCGATAGCCTGATTTTTTGCGGCGATTTCTGCATCAACTGCTGCGTTGCAGAAATCAAATGCAGCTTTCAAGCCCGTATAACGCTCCTTCAACCATTCATACATTTTTGTTTCCTCCTAGTTTTTGTTCTGTGGGTTCCTCTTTATCCCCCGAAATCTGCTTGAACCGCACGATCTAGCAACAGTAGGATGTATTCCGGGCAGGGCGCTATCCCAAGCTCCCAGTTTTGCCAGGTGCGGTATGGGATTTTGTACCGCGCCGTAAACTCTTTTTTGTTCAGGCCTGTGGCGGCGCGAATCGCGGCAGGCGATAGAGCATCCTGACCGTCTTTCTGGTGTTCCTCCACGGCATGGACGATCCGCTGAATCAAATCGTCCCAGGTTTCGCAATTCCCAAACCATTCCTCGATCTCGCTGGTGATCTCCAGACTGTCGCCTTTGTAGTCGTGTGCTGAGCGGCTCTCCTGCTCAAAATACATACGGATGTCGGTTACCACGCCGTCCTCTACATCCGCATAGGCATGATCTAACATCCGATCCACGCCGTCCTCCAGGATATGGCCGGGCATTTTGCCCTGCACGACAATGTGACCACTTCGCAGGGCGGGGCCGTAGGTGTTCATGCAGCTACGGACACTTTTTTCTAGTTTTTTCATGGCGGTTCCTCCTTACTTTATGTCGTCTAAAAAATTGGAGATAAAATTCATGCCGGGGTCTTCCAGGTATTTTGTGAAAATGGCGCTCCATCCACCAACACCGGCGTCACAAACCGGCGCACCATAGTCTGTGCATTTCGCCCCTCTAATCCACCACTGGGCGCTTGTGATGTTCTCGATGGCCCAGCAGAGTGCGCCGCGCATAGCGTTGATTTTTTTGGTGTAGCTGGCAACGCGCTTCTCGTTGCCTGCGTTTTTGACTAGCTTCTCCTGGTATTTCTGGATCTTTTTCTCGACGAAAATTTTCTGATCCTCAATGATCTTCCGGGCGGCGGCAATCTGTTCAGGAGTGCCGGTCAGGTTGGCGGCAGCTTCGACTTCTGCCACGGTGTTCTCGGCTTCGGCAGGCTCCCGGGTGGCTTCCTCGGCGGCAACCTCTTCCTCTGCCTTGGCGATAGCGGCCTTGACGTTGGCAACGATCTCATCGTTGGCTCTGTCGGTCAGGTACAGCTCACCGTCGTTCACGTTGAGGTAGATGCTGGTGTTGCGCTTGATTTCTGCACCGTAGCTGTGGCTGATTTTCTCGCCGTTCAGAGTGGCAGAGGACACGTTACCGGTTTTGTAATAGCCAAGCTCTAACCCGAAGTTCTCGACATTTGCATACAGGCGGTCATGCTCACCTTTGGTCCAACGCTTGAAACCCTTGGCTTCCAGCTTTTTAATCAAGTTCTCGGTCATCTTCATGGTGTTTCCTCCTTGTTCTGTGTTCCTCTCTTAACTGTCTTTATTATATACCTAGAAGGTACAGAATACAATTGACATACTGCACAAATATACACCTGCTAGGTGTACAACATGACGAAACAAAAGCCCCCGCCGGTTTTCTGCAACGTGCCGGTGGGGGCTGCCTTTTCTCTGGGGGGAGAATAAGGTAGCTATAAAATACCACATTTCTAGTGTCGAAACCCGTCCCATTTTGGGGGCGGGCTTTTTTGTTGGGCAGAAATTGAGCATAAATTGAGCAGGAATTGGGCATGGTTTGGACAAGTGGGCTGTAAAAATTTGGTACGATTTTAACAGAAACGGAGGGATGCAGGATGTTTGAGATGGGCTATCCCATGATGAGCGGATGGGGGCAGATGCCGCCACAGAGTCCATGGTGGCAACGTCAGACGCCGCCACAGGGCGCAGGAAGCGCCCAGGAGCGTCAGAACGGGCCTGGGTGGGTGCTGGTACCCGGAGTTTCCGACATCGCTAACGTGAGCGTACAACCGGGCGTAAAGGCCTGGATCATGGCGCAGGGCGAGCCGGTGTTTGCCGTGAAAGAGGCGGACACCACCGGCATCACCACTACGAGCTATTACAAATTTGAAAAATACGACCCGGAGGCTGCACAGAAAGCGGCGGAACCGGAGTTTGTGACAAAAGCGGAGTTTTCCGAATTTTTGGGAAAACTGAATGAGCAGATTGGAGGGTTTAGCGATGAGTAACCCACTGTTCCAGCAGGCCACTCAGTGCGGGCCGAGCAAAATCCAGGCCATCCGGCAGATGATGGGCACCCTGCGCGGGCAGGACCCGAACAAAATCATCCCACTGCTGATGCAGAAAAATCCGCAGTTTGCCCGATTTGCCCAGGAGTGCAAGGGCAAGACGCCTTCCCAGGTGGCTGCACAGTACGGCATCAACCTGGACGATTTCAAGGGCATTTTTTGACGATTATCTGCGGGACGGCCGCCCGCTGGTAAAATTTTAACGATTGGAGAAAACAAAATGGATAACGCAATGAGTTTGTCCGACATCGCGGCTGTGACCCGCGACAGCGACGGTTGGGGTTCCGGCGGCGGCTGGATCATGATCATCCTGTTTGCCCTGATTTTTGGTTGGGGTGGCAATGGGTTTGGCCGCAACAACAACGGCAACCCCGTGACCGAGGGGGACCTTTGCAGTGCCAACTCGTTTAACGAGCTGAAAAACTCTGTGGGCCGTCTGAGCGACCAGTTGGACGGCGTAAACATCAACCTTACTAAGGGCATCTGTGACCTTGGCTACGCAACCCAGGGCAATTTCCGGGACCTCCAGGCACAGATTTCCGACTGCTGCTGCACCACTCAGCGCAATATCGACAGCGTGCGATTTGACATGGCCAACTACAACGCCGCAACTAACGCAAACATTACCGCCGGGATCCAGAAAGTTTTGGACAAAATGTGCGCAGACCGCGAGGCGGCTATGGCGGCTCGCATCCAGCAGCTTGAGCTTGCCCAGGCTATGTGCGGCGTGGTGCGGTATCCTACCAGCACTGCGTATGCAACCAACTGCAACCCGTTTTTCGGCGGCTGCAGCAACGGCAATATCTAATTGGTCGCATTGACCGGGTGGGCGGGGGCAAATGTCCCCGCCTTGTTTTTTGAGAGAGGAGCAAAAATTATGAGCTGTAACTCTGGTATCTATACTGTAAACACCGGGGCCACCGCTACGGCGGGCGGCTCGATCCCGCTGGGGAGCATCATCCGCCGGTTTGGGTGTAACATCAACCTCAACGGCAATGGCATCATCATCAACGGCGCAGGCTATTATGATTTCGACATCGTGCTGACTGCCCTGCCTGCCGCCGCTGGGGCTATCACCGCCACGCTGATGCGGGACGGTGTTGCCGTGCCTGGTGCTACCGCCACCGTCACTGCCTCCGCTGTTGGTGAGGCTGTGACGCTGCCGATCACTGCGATGGTGCGGCAATTTGGTAACTGCGCGGGCGCCACCTATACCGTGGTGCTGTCTGCCGCCGCCACCGTGTCCAACATCGCCGTGACTGTGGATAAGATTTGA